CTTTCAAACAAAGACTACACGTTTCAACCAAATGAGGGAGTTTACTTTATCCTTGGAACCGCCGGTGCCATCGGTGATGCATTTTCAATCAATTGCTACTTTAAAGAATATTAAGGGGAACTATATGAAAGAAATACTAAACTTTATACCTGTTTTTAACGTCAGCTATGCCGTAGTGGTAACTGATATCAATGTTGAACTAAGAAAAGTTGAAGCTATGGCATCGGTAAAAGAAATATTACCCGATGGTGTCTACAAGATGAGCTTAAAGCCAATGTGTCTGGATATCGACGGCAATCTTGAAATGCTAGATGCTGACTATGTTGGTTATAAAGGAATTGCTAAAACTGAGATTGCGTCGATTGCGTTATCTGGGTCTAGTTTACCAGTTATTTTAATATAATAATATAGCCTATCTTTAAAATGGCAGGTTAATATATTACAAGAGGTCAATATGTTAAATAATCAAGCTTCAGAGTCAAAGCATGCATCATTAGTAGTTATAGATGGAACAATTGGAGTTAAGGGAAATGCTGAATTTAAAGTTCATATAGAAAATAGACTAAGAGTAGAGATATCAGGGGTAGGAGTGGGTAATGTAATAGCTATTGAGGCTAGAATTACCAACTCTTCTCTATGGACATCTTTAGCATCTTTTACTGGATTAACTGGTGGATTAGTTGATATTTCAACTTATGACTTTATTAGATTTAATGTAACAACAGCATCTGGAACTGGAACTTGTATTAGTTCTGGATTTATATCAATGTTCTAAATTTTAGACATCAATAAGACCATGGAGGCAATGATGAGTATTAAGGGATTTAAATCACAACAAGCATTACAGCAGAAACTATCTGGATTTACAGAAGAACAATCTATAGATCCTGCAAGGTACGTAACAGTTCAAGAAATGTCAGGAAGAAGACATGCTCTTGATGTATTAGTTCAAGGTGCATACCAGATATCAGTTGCTCCAATTACTATTCTTGCTGGTTCTAATATAAGAAAGATTATAGCAACTGCACATGGAGCAAGTAAGTCAGACGTAATAAGACTAGCTGACGGGACTCAATTTTCAGCTATAAGCATACCGGATACAGATACAATAATAACATCAGTAGAATTGGACTCAGATCCTACTGGAAAGACTTTTACCATCTGGAGACATATTACTCCAGCGTACAACGTAGATGGATCATTAAACGTATCAGTTACTCCATCTCCATTATCATACCATTTAAACGGAGTTACTAATGTTGTAAACAGAGATACAACTACTCCAGCAAATACAAGAGCACTTCCAGTAGAAATAATGGGTGCGTCTGGTATGGTTCTAAATGTTACTACTGGTGATTTGAATATACAGACAAGTCATAATGGGTCTCAACCAGACTCAATTCAGATTGGAGATGGAACTACAGTATTGGGAATCACAGTTTCAAATGAAGCTAAGGTTTCAGACTCTGCATCTCACACAGCCCTAGGCACACTAAACACATCGGTAAATACACTATTAAAGCCTGCAGATACTTTAACAAAAGTAACCACTGTTGATACTATCACAAATACAGTAACTGTTTCATCTACTAACTTAGATATTAGAGACTTATCTTTTGCTACGGACAAGGTTGATGTTTCTGGTTCATCTGTTTCTGTTGGTAACTTTCCAGCAACACAACCAATTTCAGCTATAGACCTGGATATTAGAAACCTTGCATTTGCAACAGATCTTGTAGATGTATCTGGATCATCAGTAGCGGTATCAAACTTTCCTGCCACTCAGGCAGTTTCAGCGACAAATTTAGACGTAAGAGACTTGGCATTTGCCACAGACAAGATTGATGTTAGTGGATCATCTAGCGTTGGTGTTACTGGTGCGTTTTGGCAAACAACTCAACCAGTATCATTAGCATCAGCAGTTAAACATTTTGGCACAATGAAGACCTCCTCATTTAATGAAATAACTAACCTAACTACTATCCAGACTTTTACAGCTCCAGCTAACGCAATAGGGGCGCTAATACAGACACCTGATACAAATACAGCTAATATAAGATTTAGACAAGGAGCTGCAACAACCACATCTGGACTTCAGCTGCAGCCAGCTAGGTCTGAAAATATCTACGGCGGATCTAATATAACAGTATGCGCTGAATCAGGAACACAAGCAGTGTCCATTATTTGGTGGGTAGAAGCACAGTCTTAAGGAGAACTTATGAAATATTGTATATATGAATTAATATGTCCTACAAGCAAGCTTGTCAAATATGTGGGAATGTCTAGAGGTGTGAGAGTTAGATATAAAGCCCATAGAAATGGTGATGAAAAATCTACCAAGGATTTTTTTAATAACTCAAAAGAAGCAGGACTATTGCCAATATTGAAGATAAGAGTATGGGAGCTAGAAAAGAAAGAGGCGATTAGTCTAGAGGATAAGATAATATATTATTATAAGAACCTTGGTCAGTGTGAGTTAAATACATATATTGGTCACACACAATTAACGAAGAAGCTCCCTATAAAGCTAATTCCTCGTCAGGAAAAAATGGCGAAAACTAGGAAGATACAGTGTGAAGTAGGGATAGAAAGAGAGAGACTTACAGGGTACAATGAGAAAAGAAAAATTCAACTAATTGACCAAAATGGAATTATCTATGAATCACTAAGAGATTGCGAAAGAATAACTGGGTGTCATAGAGTTTCAATTAAGAAAGTTCTACTTGGTACTTATAAGCAAACTAACGGTTATGTTTTTAGGAGAGAATATGTTTAGAAAAATAACACTATTTTTGTCATTATGTAGCTTAAATGCCAATGCATCGCTTCCTCCTACTTCTTCTAGAGTTTCTGGAGATATCAGCAATATAACCACTTTTATAACTAACTATGGATCTTTCACAGGAACACGAACTGGATCATCTTTAACAATAGATGGGATAGGTGTTGCTAGTGGAACATCTCTAGTGCTAGGTGGGTCGCTTACTACTAATAGTATTGCAGATTTTCAGTCAACAACTAAAGCGTTTTTGCCTCCACGGATGACCACTTCTCAAAAACTAGCTATTTCCCCTGCTGCTTCCGGTATGGTCGTGTACGATACAAGTCTTAATTTACTAAGTACGTATAACGGAAGCACATGGGTTAATCCATCCACTACCGCTGGCACTCCTGTTGTTCCTGGATACTCAGGAAACGTAGATACCTTTAGTATTAGTTTTGGTGCATCAGCGACTTCCGCATGTGCTTCAGCAAATGGTATAATATGCCCTTATTCTGATGGGATTGGCGCAGAGGCAAATGTTTATCACGGATCTTCTACTGGTATATATGTACTTCAGACATCAAAAACTTATAATAAATTAAAATGTGTAGGAACATCGGAATCAAGCTCAGGAGATGGATGGATCAGAGGACCTATAAACTGTACAGTATGTTCTTCGGTTCAGTTTTTAACTGTACTATATAGTACTGCACTAACGCCTAATTCTTGGGGAACTCTTTACTGCATAGGAACTTATTAAATGTATTTTAACGAAGGATTAATTACTAAACAAGATCCACAAACTGAGAACAGAAATCTCTTCTATGCGGAATACTTAACCCTTGGCGGAGTCGATCAAGGCTTTAACTCCTTCATGAACGCCAAGAAACTTCCAATTGGATTGTATTTACGCTCATCGATTCATACTACAAGAACAGTATCACAAGATGAAATACTAGGCTGGATGGTGTCTTCAAAGATACTTAAGACAAATCATCGCTTAGAGATCTGGGACACGTTAAAAGCAAACCTAGGAGCCTATCCAGCGGTCGTTCATAATTGGACAGATAGACTTCCATACAACCTAGGTAATTACTATGTATGGGGAAAACTAGCAAATAAGTCTTGGACTAGTATTTTCGCACCTTTGTACGGAGTTAATTTATTAATTAACTCCTTTAAAGAAAAAGGAAATACATCAAGCAAGATTCTTAACTGGTTAGAGTTGTCTAACATTGACGCACCGTTATTTAAATGGTTCTTCGAGAAAAGAATGGAAGCAATGTATGGTAAAGATTGGCTAAAAATAATCATGGGTATATACTTTAACGGAGAAGATAGAAATTTCCCAATTTTAAAGGAATTATACAAGTGAAAAAACTAGGAGCTGAAATTATACTGACAATAGTAGTAGCTCCATGGTGCGTATGGGTAACAGCTGGAATATTTAACTCTCAAAGGGTAGAGGCTGTTCAAGATTCTAAATATGAAAGAATAATTGAAAAGTTAGATGAGTTAAAAGAAGGGATTAATAATCACATCATAATAGATACAAAAAGGACAAAATAATGGCATCACAATTTAATATTCCAGAATTATCTACTGAATATTCTAAGTCCCCAGCATCTATGTATGGAGCAGGGCTGGACTCTGCTTCTCAGCCAGTAGCTTTAGCTGCTACAGAATCACCTACTCATGCAGCAGCACAGGGGGCACAGCAGGCTATGAACTCAGGATCAACTTCTGGAGGGATGCTGACAAGTGCAGGATTATCTTTAGGGATAGGGTCACTTGGAGCAACATCAGGAACAGCCTTAGCAGCTGCAGGTCCTGCTGGTCTAGGAATTATGGCCGGCGGATTAGCACTTTCGGCATATGAAAATAGCCAAAAAGCAGATGCAATGAACGAGCAAGCTAGGATTAAAGAAGCTGCAGATAGGAAAGCAGCAGTTCAGGGAGCATTGACTAATGCATTGTCTGCAACTAGACAGCTGGGTGTATAATGAGAAGAGTTGAGTTATTAATAAATGAAGCTAGGTTATCTACTAATACAACTGATATTGCGTCAGTATCGTTGCTCCTGTGTCAAGGATACTTAAATAGAATCCAGTCATACGTAGAAGACTTAATGTTCTTAGTTAATGATGAAAATGATTTATTTGTTTCAGACTATATATTCCAACTAGTACCAGGTCAGGATGAATATCCATTGCCACCTAATATTTATGCTAAGTCTTCAATAGATAATCTAGCAGTATCATTTCTTAACGGATTATCTAACACATATTTGCCATTAAAAAAAGTATCAAGAAAACAGCAGGGATTTACGTTTGGATATTTTGTTCGAGAAGATAAAATAGTATTAACGCCTAGACCTACTTCTCCTTTAAATATGAAAATGGCATATGTTAGGAAAATACCAACCCTGGGGATTAGGGGAGCAAAAGTAGTATCTACAACCCCAACAACTATAGTAGTAACTGACTACGTAACGGGGTTTGAAGGACTAAATGACTATATAACAATTATAGATTCATCTGGAAATATAATAGTAGCAGGTCTACCTTCAGACTTTACCTTAGGAACAACTTTTACTGTTCCTAGCACTGTTGGAATTACAGCGGGAATGTTTGTAGTATCTGGAAAATATGCAACAACTAATAGCCAACTTCCAGATGAATGTGAAAAATATATAGTAACTGCACTAGAGAGATTAATCCAATACCGACAATCATCTCCAGATATTCAAACTTCACAGTTGTTTAGCGCAGAAGAGTTGGCTCAAATAAAAGAAGTATTCCAGGATAACTCATATGATGATGCTAAGCCACCAGTCACTGAATGGCAGGAGTGGCTTCCATAATGGCAACTATAAAAGTATTTTCATTAGGTGGTTTAGATAAAAAGTCAAACGATCTAACCAGGGCGGTTGACAAAGCATCAGAAATGGTAAATATGGAGTATGATACTTCATCTACTATTAAAAAAAGAAATGGATATACTGAAACTTTAATTAATAGTTCTAATGTAGCTGCATTTGATGATTTAATTTATTATAACTCTAAAGATGAAATACTTGGGTTTACTAAAAATTCTGCAAATATAAAAGTTATAAATAATTCTACAAAAACATTAAGAACATTTCCGATACCATCTGGAGTGCTAGCTCAGGAAGTATCAATATCTAGCTGCGAAAACCAAAATAACTTATATTTTACAAATACTGATTATAGCTCATACGTAATGAAATACGATGGATCTAATATATATAGGTCAGGACTTCCAACTCCAAGAATTAGTCAGGCTTTAGTTAGCGGGTATATTCAGCCAGATTCATATCCAACAATGGGTACACCTGGAGCTGGATATACTAGGATATTTTATTCATACAAAGATATTAATGGAAATATTTCATATTCTCCATATGTTGAATATGCACAATCATACTATAGAGAAATGACAATAAATTCATTTAAAAATGATCCAAACTGTATGGAAAATGGATTTTTTGATAAATACTGCTACAGGTTTAAAGCAGCGGCTCAGACTATAGATTCAGGTGCCAATGAACTAATACTTTCTAGGCACAATTATATAGCTGGAGATAAATTTTTAGTTGACTCTGAAAATAAGTTTATTAAGTTTTTAACTACAGGAAAGGATTTTTTAGTTCTTGAAGTAGAATCTGTTAAACATACTGTTCCTGATGGAGTTGAATCAATCACTTTTACACTAGCATCGATTGGATCTAACCAAATAGTATTTCTAGCAAGTATTTTCCCAGGAGTAGATTATCCAGTAGACGTAAGATGTAAAATATATGTAGCTCATTCAAGTATGCAGGCAACAAATTATACTATTACTTCATCTCTAGTACTAGATAACTCAGTAACTCAGAATGTCTTCACCGACATAGGAACATCCGACAACACAATTGGAGGAAATCTAGACGGTATTCCTTTTGAGAACTTATACGACTCTGCATATAGAAAATGTATGCCGCCAATTTGCAAGTATATATCTTCTTTCGGAGATCAAATAGTATATGGGTCTATTCAGTCATATTTCACAATTTACTCACATACTAATGCAAGTCCAAATGCATCTATTCAGTTTGCAAATACTTCACTGGTTACATATTCTGATAGATCTACCGGTGATGGTCCAGAAGGAGTATCGGATTTTAACTTTACTAAAATAGGTGAAACTTGGGATGGTGATATTACTGGGATGAGAAGATGTAACGATTCATTGATAATATTTAAAAATAGAGGAATATTTTCAATTGACGGAGACTTGGTTAATGGTCAATTTGCATTAAGAAAAATAAATACAAACTTTATTGGATGTACATCTCATAAATCAATTTCAGAGTCAGAAGAAGGACTATACTTCCAAGCACACAATGGAATTTACTATACAAATGGCATCGGAGTACAAAAGCTAACGTATGAACTTGATTCTTTATTTTTATCAAAAGATTATACTAGCACAAGATCAGTAATAGTTAAGAAAAAACAAAAATCTATGTTTTATATTCCAGACATAGCAGCAGGGACATCAAGGGTTGTTGTAATAGATTATTATTATCAACAAGTATATATGTGGTCATTCGATAAACCAATGGGAAGTGGAATTATATCAGATAAAAATGGAGATGTTTATTTCTGTGACGGATTAAAGTTATTTAAGTTTTCTGATTTATATTCAGATAACGGAGTAGCTATAAGTTCAGTATATGCTACAACGTGGCATCATGCTGGAGAGCCATCTTTAAATAAGAAATGGAACTCAATAAGAACATGGGGGCTTACTGGAGACGCATTTACTGCTAGAGTCACCACCGAGGGAGATTGGCAAGCTGGAACAGTATTAACTTCGAATGATTCAGTATATGGAACAACGACCCAAACAGACTTTAAAATGCTTAATATGCAGACAAAGAGAGCTTTAAGAGTATTATTCTCTAACTCAACCAATGATGAAAATATGGTACTTACTGGATATGAGTTAACCTACGAGGTATTTAATGGTGTCGATAAAAACTAACTTTGAAATGCCAAGGGGAGATGACCCAATAAAGCAAGCCCAAAGACTGTCTCAAGATTTATCTATGAATTTTAAGTCCATAAATAATCTTTTAAAATCTAATTCGTCAATAAGTAATATATTCTTGCCTGTAGGATCTATAATACATTCAATGCTAACTCTTTCTCAGTTTCAGGCAATATTAGGAACAGACTGGGCAATGTTTGATGGATCATCTTGTGCAGGATCACTGCTTGAGTCAGTTACAGGAATTAGCATACTTCCTGACGCAAGGGGCTGTGCGCTTAGAGGTAAGGACAACGGAAGGGGATTAAATCCAGATGGAGATCTTGCGCTAGGCACATATCAAGCAGATCAAGTAATAAGCCATAGTCATCCAATTTATACTTATGTTGCTGGACCTGGGACGATAATAGAGTCTCTACAGGCAGTATCTATGATATCTACCTCTGCAGTATCGTCAACATCATATGAAACTGCATTCGGTGGAAATGAAACAAGGATGAAGAATATAACAGTTAACATTTTTATAAAAATAAACTAGAATTTTAAAAAGAGGTAATATATGCCAATGACAGAAAATGGATACCAAGCTCCTAAACCTGGATACGATGAAAATGGAAAATGGATAGGTAACTATAACGGAACACAGGTCAATGCTGTTGAAGCAAATACAAACGTAACTAATCAAATTCCAGTTAATCCAAATAAAGATGCAAATAATCTATATATTCAAAATGCCGCAAACTCAGCAGGAATGTCACTTGCTGGAACGCAAGATCAACAAATGGGAGCTGCTCAGGGGTTAAACTTTGGACAATTACTGTATGGTCAGAACATAAGTAGCGTTGGAAAAGAAGCGTCTGCTTACTCTCAGGACCTGAAAGACAGGATGAATACTAATTCTGCTCAGGCGGACATCTATAGACAAACTGGAAATCAAAGAATTGCAAAATCAGCTGGAAAACTAGGAATGGCTGGTTCTTCCATGGGAGGAGCGCAAGAGCAGTTGTATCAAAACTCTCAAATGGCTGCATCTGGTCAAAATCAATCATATAAAGATTCTGCAACCGCTGCTGTAGGTAGAAATATAACAGCCAAGCAGCAAGGGATGGCAGGTCAGTATATGGCAGGGATGGGAATTGGGAATGCGTCTACCCCTGGAGCAGTTGGCAATTATAGTTCTGGATCAGTAATTTGCACAGAATTATACTTTCAAGGAAAGATAACTAAGAAAGAATGGGAAAGATCAGCTATATATGGACTTAAGATTGGAAAATATAAATATATTGGTTATTTGACTATTGCAAAGCCTATAGTAGAATTAATGAAGAAATCAGATAAATTATCTAACCTTTTTATTGGTTGGGCAAAGTCTATAGCAGCTCATAAGCCAAATTTATTAACTAGGGCATTAATGCCTATTTGTTGGGTGGTCGGATATGTTAGAGAAACTAAAAAAGAAAAAACTATTAGAGTCATTGCGCGGTAAGGAAGAAGTAGCTGAAGGTGAAACTGCATCTGAGGCGTTAAAAGAAACTCCAGCAATGGAAAAAAAAGAAGACGCTGAAGATAAGAAAAAGAAGAATAAATAATGGCTTCAACAGCTGAATTATTAGATATTCTTGAACAAAATCAAAATAGAAGCCCGGCTACAGGCAAGGCTCCTTCTGTTACTGCTCAAATGTTTCAAAATGATATAAAAGAAGGAAGTGAACTAGAAAAACAATATTCACTACAGTCTGGAATATCTTTAGCTGATCTAGAATCTGGAACAAATCCTATTGCCAATGCAAGAACAAGAACATTAGAGGATTTTAAGCAGTATCCAGATGTTAATACATACGGAGGAGGAATAGCCCTTCTCAGAAAGCCAATGTATAAAGCACTTTTAGACAATCAAAATCAAGGTAAATAATATGGCAACAATGAAAAGAAAACCTTCATCAGAAGGAGATCAAATAGATCCACAAGGACCAGAAGATTCTTCTATGGATCTAGAAACTCCTTCAGCTGAAGAAACTAATTATGCTGCAAATGCTCCAGATGGAGCAAGTACAGAAGTAAAAACTGTATCTCCAAAAAATGAAGGAATGAGCTCTCAAGATAGATCTACAATTGTAAGAGGAATAGCTGGAGCAGCTCCTGCATTAATGAGCTTCTTATTTGGGGCTAGCCCCTTAGCAGCAGAACAAGCTATACAAGACAGTCAAAAACAATACCTAGAAGGTGCCCCTAAAAAACTAGCAATGACTGTTGGTCCAGACGGGAAGCCACAATATACTGATATTAGAAATGCTCCAGGATTAGAGCCATATATCAAACCAGCAAGGAATAGTTCTGCTAGTTCACTATCTCCTATTACATATAAAGATCCAGTTACTGGTCTAGAGGCTATTGGGTCATTTAATAAAGGTACAGGGCAAGTAGGCTCTGCAGCAGGAGAACTTGTTAAAAATCCAGTTAAATATCAAGCACCTCAATATAAAGAAGTTACGGATGAAAAAGGAAACAAGAAAATAATTGCAATTGGACCAACTAGTGGAGTTTCAAATGTTGCAGGAGTAGCAAGGGGAGTTGGGGATAAATATAACTTGCGAGAAGATGAAGTTCAACAAGGTAATGGAATGGTTGAAAAGTTCATGCAAGAAACCAAGTCAATAAATGAACAGAAAGCATCTCTGAAAGGTGCAATTAACCTATTAAATGCTCCAGACTCAGATGCAATTACGCAAGCAGCTGGTATTTTCAGAACAGCAAAGGCAATTGTTAATGAAAGACTTTCAGACCAAGAAAGAGGATTTGTAACAGCTCCTCCTGGAATGTTTGAAAAATTATCACAAAGAATAGAAACTATATCTACAAATCAAAATCCAAAAGAACAATTAAGACAATTAAGAGCAGTCCTTGTTGAGCTTGATAAGGCAAATAATGATGCTTTATATTCAGTACAAGACAGATACGTGAGAACGTTCTCAGATGGTGGACAAGATAAAAATAAAATGAAATTTATTTCAGATAAAATAGTAGCTCCAACTGATATAAATGTTTCTCCTCCAGTTAGATCTGCAAACCATTCAAAGCAGCAACTAGGGGCAATGCCAGATGCTCAATTAGATAGAATAATTCAAGGGCTAAAAGATAAGGGTAAATAAAATGACCAGAGAAGAAAAAATAGATGAGATAATGAGATTACAGTCTGAACAATCTTCTGCGATACCTAGATCTAGGGAAGATAAAATATCTCAAATACAGAGCATGGAAGCCTCTCCATCAGAAGCTCCAGTCAGTATCCCGCAAGAGCCTACGCTAGAAGAAGGTCTAGGTCTAAATAAAGTATATAATGTTGCTGATAAATTAAAATATCTAGACAACATAAGATCAAAATCATTTGCATTAACAGCTGGACCACTTATAGATATTGGAAAAGGAGTAGATCCTTACGAAAATGTAAATAAAGAAATAACTTCATGGGAACCTCAGGCAAAATCTAGCTTTATGGGAAGATTCAGAGAAGCATTCCCTGAACAAAAGCCAATAATGGATACTCCATTTCAAGATATAGCCCAGGGAGAAACAAAATTAGGCACAGCAAAAGCATGGGTACAAAAAGAGTTTCCAAAGGCATATGAATTCGCCTCCTCAGTAGTTCCTTCGGATGTTCCAGGAATAGCACTTGATGCATTTATGGGAGATATAATTCTTCCTCATGTACCTCAAGAGGGAGTAGTTAATACTCTTGATGAAGCTGCACAGAGCGAAAGAGGTAAGGGGTTAATAAAAAATTCAGACCTTGATAGAAGTAAAAACATTGAAATGGTTACTAATAAAAAAATGGAGATAGTTGGGAATACTCTAAATGAGTATGGACTTGCTGATCTAATACATAATCCAGAAGAACTACATAAGCAACTAGCTGGAGATTATGGAATTGAATATGATAAAAATAACATACAAAGAGGGAAACCTGGATATGGAATTATTAATGAATTAACAGATTCTGTAAAACAGGGAGCTTCTCATATATCACAAGGAATGCCTCCTATTGATGTAAATCAAATGGCTAATGATATAATAAATAAAATGTCAGGAGAGTCTAGGAATCAAAACTCCCTGGTTAAGTTTGCAGCAAAAGATCAAACTGATCTTATAAATCAAGTTAAAGGAAAGCTTAAAACTAATATAGCAAGTGGATTGAGATCATTTTCAGATCTAATAGATATGAAAAGAAATGCAGCTGATGCTATCTATGAAATTAAAAGTAATCCTGAAACATATGGAGTCCAAGGTGTCACTGATTTAAAAGTCCATAAGGCTATTTGGTCAGAGATAGACAATAGAATAAATGGAATTTCAGATACAGATCCAAACGTAAGTAATTTTGTAAAAGCAAATAATGACTTATCAAACCTATTAAATGCAAAAGATATAGTAGCTGGAGCAAAAACTTCAAACTTATCTGGATCAAGTGCAGTTGAAGCACTAGGAATGGCAGGAATAGGCCTAGCTGCAGGAGAAGCTGTTGGGCATCCAGTGCTTGGAGCTTCTATTGGTGGAGGTTTTGGAGCAGCTAGGGCAGTTTTTAAGGATATTGCCAATCAAATACCATCAAGAACAGCTTCATTGGCTCAGAATGCAGCCGACTATATTAGACCAGGAAAAGGTCTTAGTCAAATAGCTCTATTGCTTAGACCAGGAGCAGTTGCAAATGTACCCAATATTCAACAACAAATGATGATGCAAAAGGGATTAGTAGAAAATCTTGCTGAATATAAAATACCAAGAAACTCAGAAGCAATCCTATCTAACACAAAGCTGGCACTAGCAAAACTAGCTCAAGCTACAAATGATCCTAAGCTAGTCGCTACCTTGCAAGATGCACTAATGATGCATCCAGAGCAGCTAAAGAATATACTTCCAATAATAGGAACTCAATTTCCTAATATATTCCATCCTGATAAGTATAATAGATTCGATGGGAAGATATTCTCGATAGACCCTATACAAAAGCAAATGATGATTCATAATGCTTATCAAGACGTAAATAATAATAGAGCATTAACTAATACTCAAAAAGCCCAATACCAAGATGGTCTAAATAGAGATGGATCATTACCGGACGATTACCAATGAAAGAATTCGGAGTTTACTTAGCTTTACTTATGATTCAGTCATACTTAGAATATCATAAAGGACTAGATAAGAGTGAACATAACTCTTACCTAGCTATATTAATCAGTAAGCTTAGGAGATAGTATGAAGTTAGAATTAATTAAATTAGTAGTAGATTGTATTGACCTAGAAAAACTAGTAATTGGTCTAGTTAAAGACATTGGTGAGCAAGCTCTAAAAGATGCAGTAGCTAAAACTGCTACTCCATTAGACGACGCAGCAGTTGCAATGATTCTTCCAGCTATTAATCCAGCTCTTGAGTCTCTAATTAAAGCAAAAGTTGCTGAATTAAAACTTTCTCTTTTAGCTTAATGACCACAGACGAGCTAGTCCGAATAAACAAGGAATACTTCGTTAAAGCCTCAGAGAGTGCAGTTAAAATAGCATTTTTTGGGGCTTTCCCCTATTTAAACGTACCACCCTTCAATTTAATTATCGATCAGGGTTTAAATTGGATCGTGCGTAAAATAGCTGATGGTTTAGAGCTATCAGCATTTTTTACATTTGTTGATCTAAGAGTATCAGAGCAAGGAAGAGAGTATGTTGCAGCTACTATACAAGCCAATAAAACACAATCAGTAGAAGATATAAGGATTGCAGATGAGAAATTCAAGTCTCTTGTTAAGTTTAATTATTTGTAGCTGTGCTTCTATACCTGATGTTCCAGTTTGCAGACAAAGAACAGTAAATAGCGCATTTTGTACTTATACAATATCAAATAAAGACATAATTATAGATGATACCCATCTCTTGGATGGAAAATCATGGATAGATCTTAAGATAGAGTCTATTTATGTGCCAGTAGACTCATGGATAAAAATTAAAATCTATATACTTGACCAATGTAAGCGGAATAATAATTGTTCTAACAATATAGGACAGTGGTCGAATAAGCTTGATTCTATAATCCCTTAGCATATAATTTAGTTGTATCAATTATTCAAGGAAGAATATTGGGAGCAACTCATGTTTTAAAAACACCTAAAGAACCTCAGATGTGGTTTTTCATATCTGATCTACATAGTCACCACCTTCACATTCCTTCATTTGAAATTCTCCTAAAACATTCACAGTTACTAAAAAAGTCTCAGAGAAATCTGATCATTGGTGGTGACTTTTTAGATACTGCATACTTTATGCCAAAGGATGCTGAGTTTCAATTCTGGAAAGATAGAAAAGACGGAGTAGATGAATTTTTCCTTCCTAAATATCAGGAAGAGATTAAATGGGGCAATGATACGCTGGATGCTCTTCAGTCCCACTTTAATCATATAATTTTTATGCATGGAAACCATGATCAACCAAGACTAGATATGTTCTTATCTAAATATTGCCCTGAAGGATATAAACCAAACTTTAACATAGAAAGAGATCTAAAGTTAAAGGAGAGAAATATTGGAAGCACAGAATATAATAGCTGGCTGGATTTTGGAGAAATCAGCATTACCCATGGGATGTTCCATGGTCCATCCGCGCTCAAGAAGCATTATATGGCTTGCGGAGGAAGAAACGTGTTATATGGTCATGTCCATAGTGCCGAATGCTCAACCTTTTCGGTTAGAGGTGAGTCCAGATCAGCATGGAGTAATCCTGCTATGTGCGACCTTAATCCTCACTACATAAAGAATGCTGAGACTTGCTGGCAGAACGGCTATACCACAATCTATATGCGCCCAAATGGGAAGTTTAATTTAAATGTACACCTAATATTCGATAACCAGCTAACACTGGCAGATGGGACTATTATATGTTCAAAATAGGATCTAAATATACAATACAATTTCATGACCACTGTAAAGGTGACTCAAAGATGATATGTGAAGTTACATTATGGATAACAAAAGAAGATAAGTCCCATGTATATGGGACTTGGTGGCATGTACTTGATCAAGATCAAGAAACTACTGAATTAAATAGAGAGATGGTATCTATAATAAAATCCACAGTAATTAAAAAGCGGAAGTTAGCTTCTTTATAATGCAAGCTGTTCCAATTCTTTTATCAAACTTACTAGAACTAAATTTATCATCAGCTATATATAGACCTCCAGTATAAACTGAAGTTCCAGCCCAAACATAGGGACTATAGCATCCATGAGATCTATAACCAAGTCCATTATATTTTTCAGAAAACTCAAGACAGGACTGAATAGTCCACTGGATAGGAAGTTTTTCCATCACCAGAGCATCTATAGCAGCATCTTCCCATGACTTAAAGGGACCACGCCCTGCAGGGACGTTGTGAGTAGGACCTGGTAACTTATCTCCATTATGAAGGCAAGTATTAAAATCAAGATCAGACTCTCTATAATGCAGAGCAGCTATTAGGTACCAAGGAACTTTAGTAGCAAGTTCTACAGCGGAATATCTTTCTATATTTAATAGTATCTTAAGACATACTCCAGAAGTTATTATGTCGTAATTACTATCAAACAAGCATGAAGAAACCAGTGAATTATAATCTGGGATTAATAAAACTGATTTCTTTTTAAATGGATTCCACATAATTACCTCAAATAGCTACTAACTTCTGTCCTAGCTTGATCTTTTGTTAAATTATTACACTCATAGCATCTTCTATTTCCAGTAGAATTAAAAGTTCTATCACACATTAAGCACTTTCTTTTAACTACTTCTTGCTTAAGCTTCATAAACTCATACCTAGCTTCCTTAATAGTTGCTGTTGGCTGGCATTTATAGCATAAAGAAGTCTTCTTCCTTATAAAGTAATCACCAGCTCCAAAGCGCTTACACTGAGAACATTGTTTCATGGCTTTTAATCCCGTTTAAAGAGTCTAAATCTTTAGCTATTTTTTCCCAAACTGGAAGCAATTTCATTAATGCCTCATTACTCATGGGAAATAATTGTTCTGGAAACTTGTTGTTGCTTTGTGGATATCTCTTCTCTTGAGATCCTTCAAATGCAATCTTCATCATTCCCCATAGTAATCCTGCCTCATGCTTAGTCAACGTCAGCCCAACACTTGGCTCTATAGTTGCACAATTTGCACTGGAAGCTTGACTTATGACCGTATCCTCTATCTGGTTCTGTTTCTCTGTTTCCAATTTCTTTTCCCCTGTTAATTGCCCAGTGAGCCTCTATAGGATCAGCATCTAGCCATTCAATATGAAGCTCACAATCGTTTTTATCTATCCCTATTACTACGCCCTTATTAAGTTCAAATTTTTCTATGTAAACTTGAATTTGAGTATAATATTTTGGATCAGATTCTTTTATACCAACTTTTTTAAAATTTTCAAATCTTTTTGTATTGAAAGTCTTAAATTCTACCATTACTGGTCCATCTGGAGTTTCTAGTACACCATCGCAATGACCAGCAATAATTCCATCTACAAAACCAAACTGCTCTCCGTTTTCGTCATGAGTATGGATAATTAACCCAGCATCTCTCATATATTTAACAACAACATCTTCAAGATTATTACCTAGATCAAAGATCCTATTAATCCTTGGATCAGTGATAGTTTCTGGAAGTTTATAAGAGTACCAAAGCTTACGGTCACACTTTTCCCCCAAGCCGCTGGCACCCATATAGTTGCGGGAAGTTTTTAGACTTGCCCGCCTTATAATTGCATCATCAATAAGTTTTATTATATCTATTTTTCCCACGGTGATTTCTTTTTGACTGGAGCTGAAAATGACTTCTCAACTGCTGATACTGCTTGGTCCATGGTCATAGGAGCAAGTTTCCATGGTCCTTTAGTTTGATAATAAGTCTTATCACCATATACTCTTTGTTCAAGAGTAATAGTAAATGCCTTATTAGTCTTAATAGATTCTAGATTAATATCAGACTGTACACCTAACAATGTAGCAATTTGAGTTAACTGTTCTCTTGCAATTCTTTGAGAAACTTCAGAAGCGTTCTCAACATTCCAAGAAAGAAAAAAGGTTCTTCCTGAGTTAATAATCTTCATCTTAGCGTTCCAAGAGACACCGCCTGATTGTGTTTGCTTTTCCTCTAATGAATCAAATTTTACATCATACACTCCTGGAGCTATTGGTGCAAAAACTTTAACTTCTACGACTTCTTGTTTAAAACTGAAACCCATACTATTCTCCCTTTATTTTGGCAATTATATCGCCTACGTTTGCGTTTTCTACTTCTTCTAATAATCCAGACCTGTCTTTTGCCAACCTAGAAACTGATGAGTTTGTTAAAAAAACCCTCTTATCTATTCCTTCTTCGTCTTTATATACCTGCATGTGTAAAACTAAATCAAAATAACTTTTAAGCATATTTTTAACTGAGTTTCCAGGAATATTAAAATCATCAAATGTATCCATTCCGTCTTTTGCTCTCTCAGATAAACAAGTAAATATAACAGTATATTTATCCATATCTCTATAGCACTTCACGATCTTAGTCATAGTTTCATTATATTTTCCGTACATTGGTAAAGCGTTTTTTGGTTGACCATAGTGAGGATCTTGTTTTAATTCAGCAAGTACCATTTCTCCCATCTCAGTAAGAGAGTCAATGAACACATACTCTATTCCATCTATGCCATCATTAAGCTGAGAAAAAGCTTCAGTCAAATCATCAACTGTTTTAATTACTGATTTTAGCCTTGGTTTATACTTATTCTTTCTGAAGCATAAATCACCAGACTCAAGTGATACAAATGCGACTTTGTCTGGATCAAGATTCATACACTGAGAGGTTTTGCCAACTCCGGATTCAGCTACAATTAATAAAGCAACTCTTACTAAATCATCATCTTTTGTTAATTCAAATACCATATAACTCCTAGATTGTAGAAAACTTATGATGTTTTCTTTTTGTTTTTAAATAAAAATCCTCAGCCTCAATAATACATGAAAAGTTCTTACATATTATTTCTCTTTTTGTTTTAAGTTGAACTCTAAATTTTTTAAGTTTTGCGTTTTTAACCATAGAAACACCTATCCTTCCAGTAGAAGAATCTTTATGAGACCTAATCTGATTCTCTCTATTTTGTTGGCATATAACCATTCTCAAATTCTCTATTTTGTTATCTGTAGAATTACAGTTAATATGATCTATCTGCATAAGGTCTGGTATTTATCCATTAAAATAAACCCAAACTAATACGTGCTCATAAAAATATGATCCATTTACCCTTATCTTTACGTAACCATCTGGTCTAACTGTTCTGGATGGCTTTCCGATAAGATCAGATCTATACTTATTCTTTATCCTAATCATTACTCCATCGGAATAATTAAAATACTCTTTAATATACATTTGAGATATTTTTTTATTCATTTTCTAACCTTACTATCCTGAATGAAGGTTTTGCTTTTGTTATAGTTATACATTCATCTACTACATCTTTTTGAGTTTTAACAAGCTGCCTATACCCTGTCTTATCAAATTCATATTTTACCTTAAATAAGTCAGGTCTCAGAGCAGCTGCTTTTTGATCTACCTTAATAGATTCTGAATGGGTAATGGTAACTTTAAAATTATCAGCATCAAAAGTCTTTCCACCTAATAAATTTAAATTTCCATTCTTCTCAGCTTCTAACCAAATAGCAGCTTCTACCTCATGCAACTCTTTGGTCTGTTGTATAATAATTTCTTTTAATGTTAACCATTTTTGATACATAATTTCTCCTTTTCTTTTTACTAATTTAATGCTATCGTTCTACCTTGTCAACAACTTTACTAAAGGTATTTCATGTCAATAAAAGATTACTTAGAACAAAATAACTTAACACTTAGACATATGGCAGAGGCTACTGGAGTTCATTATTCTACTCTTTACCGTCTATCTTTACCAAGGAATCATAAGTCATCAAGAAGAGTATCGTTGGATATAGCCCAAAAGATAATTAAAGGAACTAATAATATAGTTGCCCTTGAGGATCTTCTAAAAATTGAATAGGTACTACTGTTATTTTATTCATCATATTAAATACAGCAGGATACTTTTTCTTCAAAGTGATAAAGGTCCAATTAGAATGTAATTTTTTATTCTTTCTTACCCATTCCATTTTATAATAATCAGTTCTCATCATTGTGAATAATCGTTCTTTATATTCTGTTTCAGATTCTTGATACTGAGTTAGAGATCCATCTATTTCCTTTACTGTCCTAACTACTTTTGGTTTCATCCATCCACATTCAGGGCACTGGAGAGTAACTTCAGGATCAAAGATATAAAAGCACTCTTCACAGGTACAAACCTTATTATCCATTTTTGGAGACTTTCTTTTATTTGGTTTTTCTAGAGAAATTTCACGTATTCTATAAGGTAATCCGTGCCTAAAAACATTACCAGCATTATCAAGAATAATACAATCAGACTTATTAGGATTTGACCTAAGACCTCTTCCAATCGCCTGAAGATACCAGGTAAGACTCCAAGTCGGACGAGCAAGTATGACACAAGAGACGATAGGGCAATCCCAACCAACAGAAAAAACATCAACATTACATACAACTTTAATTTTTCCATTTTCTAATCCATCCTTTGCTGCTTTTCTTTCTTTATCATCTGAATTTGCATCACAATGTACTGATGAAAATCCTTTATCTTGGAATGCTTGTGACAATTGTTTTGAATGTTCAACTGATACTGCAAAACATACAGTTGGTCTCTTATCTCCATATTTTATCCAGTCCTCAACTATGTTACCAACAATTCCAACTTGAGTTACTACTGACTCCAACTGTTTCTTGTTAAAATCACCTGCCGTTTTTTTTACAGCAGTAACATCAATTACATGAGGACAATACATCTTCTCGGAAACTAAAAATCCTTGATCCCTTAACTCATATCCTTCAATCGGCTGAACATAAGAGTAGTATTTGGACATATCAGTGAATGGAGTTCCAGACATTCCTATTATAAATGCATTTGGATATTCCTCAAATATATCATCATAATTCTTATGGCATTCATCCAAAAACATAAGTGGTTCTTTGTCTCTAAACGGATAATTACTTCTAGATTTAAGAGTATCAACAGAACAAACTTGAACGAGTTTTTTCTGATTATACTTATAGTGCCCTGACATATTAACAGAATGATCGATATTGTACTTACTAAGTGTATCACTAGCATTTTTAACCAACTCCCTTCCACGAACTATGAATATTACAGGGTAATCATACCGTATAGATCTCGCTATTAGCCATGCTGCCAGGGTAGTCTTTCCGCTACCAGTTTGACACCATAATATTACGCGTCTATTTCCTTTTCTAAACTCATCGTCTAGTTTTGCTATGGCAAGTTCTTGATAGTCTCTTAGTTTAATTTGCATGACATCTCATTAATGGATTAACTTTTACAATCTTTGAATTTGACTTAATTTCAATCATAGATATATATCCATGATTCTCAAGTATTTTAATATATTTTAAGAAATAATCCATACTTCTAAAGATACCCTTGCACATCTGGTGCCACTTAGAAACTGTCTCACCATCGACAAGTATTCCAGACATAATCATGTCTATAATCCTAAGAGTATTTGCAGTATCTTCCTCTTCTTTTCCGGCAATGAACTGTTGAATTATATCGTTACCCTCGAACTCAAGCCATAGCATTGCATAGTCAATAGATTCTTTGCTTATAGACAGGCATCTTCCATTACTTATAAACCACTCAGCAAAAAAAGCATACTTGCATAGCCTTCCTTCATGCTTTGCTAAAAATGATCCAACTGGAGTTCCAAAATAATTATATGCCCTAAGTTCAATCTTCTTTCTGCACAGGTCATAGTATTCAAGAGCATCATTATCTATACTAATTTCTCTGATTTTACTCATAAATCCATGCTCGAAAAGATTATATTCTTTTTTATAATCAAGAACATTGAACTCTCCTTTTCTGTCCAAAGAAGGTTTTCCCATAGTTATAAATATAAATCTCTGCCAAAATCCATCATTCTCAGTAAGCCTAGGGTTATGTAAATCATTTATTTTTGTATTAAAGACATCTGGTTGCAACGTGCTTAAAAAAGATGCAAAACAGTTGTCTATATGATCAGTTCCCCTGGATAGTGTCGAAGAAGAATAGCTAGCATCTCCATTAAGGCACTCCATAACATATGATCGATATTCTTCATTGCCTTTTTTATTCATTAAAGATAAATAAGTAGAAAATTCATCTGCAATAAAAAACAATCCATTCTTACTATTATCAGCATGGTCTTTAATTATCTTTTGAATAGTCGCAGAGTGGTATAGCCATACCGTAGGATTAATAGACTTCATCAACTCAGTAAGTTCATCTTGTAGTCCGTAAATTTCTGTGACTATACTTTCAGCAGAGTCCTGATCTCCAGACTCATATGCCTTTACCTTGTTTTTTGTCTGCGCTTCTATCCTTTTTGTAATTCCAATTTGCTTTTCAAGAAGATCTTTTGAGTTACTATTTTTTAGTTCGCTATTAAGTTGATTATTCTTCCACATTAGCATTTTAATGATATCAGATTTCTTGCTGCCTGAGTTTGCTAACAATATCATACCTAAGTTTGGTCTTTGAAAGAAAGTACTTTTCCTATTAGGTCTTATTATAAACTTAGACTGAAGCACTCCAGCATGAGCACCTAGCAAGGGATAAAAGACAGACTGAAGTGATACTCCAAAAGAGCTACTAAGATCATTGCAAAATTTTCTATATAAAGGAGGAATCAATTCTTCTTTAAACTCATTTCTAAATAATTCTTTCTTACCTATTTCAACAAACTCTCTGAATTGACTATAAGACTCAACCTCAACAGCGGAATTTTTATTTTCTGCATAAATCAAAGACTCTTTCTTTTCTATGCTGACTAAAAATGATTGTGCATATGAAAATGCATTTAAAGCAGAAGAGACACCTTTCTTAATTTCTTTATGTTTTTTATTAAAATTATATTCAAAAAAAGAATTATTAGGGAAGGTAATACTATCGAACTTAATTAAAGTCTCAACAAGTTCACTAATATTAACTATACCATTTTTTCGTTTTATATAAGAACCAATAACCATACCTATAGCATTATACCTTCCATCTGCTATGCCATTAATATCATATTGCACTTGTATTGGTTGATTCTTATTAACTTTAGATACTGAATTATTACAAAGAAGATTTATATTTAATATTAAATCATGTTCAATAAAAGGAAGACCATCAATACCACCAACAGACAAGAGAGTGCAGCTCTCATCTACCCATGAATACTGATGATCCCCTATGTCTTCCCTACTATGAAGAGAAGGTGGAATAACAACATATTTATTACTATAAAAAATTTCTATGAACCCATCTGGACATATAAACTTTAATATACCCTCTTGATCTTTAGACTGAAAAAAGAATGAACATCCCTTGCGACCACGTTTATTCACCTGACTAGGTAGTGCATTAACTATTTTATTTATTGTTTCTTCGTGGTGCGTATCTATGTCGACACATGAAAGACTTAGATTTGCAGAACCTATCAAGACAGCAAGACCAGTCACTTCTTTAAACTTATCAGCAAACATTTTATCAATACGCTCATAAGACAAATCACGATCGGGATTATTCCAGTCGTTAATTACTGGCTTCTTCTCATTTACTGGTATTGTAACTATGCCGACATCAGCATATGAGTACATAAGATCACGAATATATAATTCATTAGGTGACAAGGCTGCATCCTTATTAAAGTTTAGAAGCTAATTCTTTTCTTTTTCTTCTTCTTTGTCAACATCATCAGCATCAATTTCTTTTTCATCTATTACTGATTGTTCTTTATTATTCCATACTATCAAAGAGTATCCTTGATCAAACTTCTTGACATTTATTTTATTATGTGAAGTTTCTAAAAAATCAATACCCATTACAACCTCGCTACCGCTACCGCCATTATTAATACAAATATCATCATGCAAGAATAGATTAGCATTAACCCTCACTAAAAGATTGATTCATTATTCTTTGTACCTTATCCAGTAACGCCACATACGCCTTGCCCAATTCTTCATACTTTGCTTCAAGTTGATAGTCTCGAAACTGCCTAGGTCCGGCATCAAATCCAGCATTGAAATAATCTTGCTCATTTAGCGGAGCCATCGGATTACCTCGATGTATGTACTTATCCCATGCCTCTTTTTTTATCTGTTTATTGTACATCTTTCACCCTCGCTTTAATTTTTTCGATCATCTTTTTCCATTCTATGACTGTCGGATAACCTTTTAACTTGTCTTGGCCTAATTCTTCTTGCAATTGTTGCTTGAGTTCTTTTTTCTCTCGCTCTAATTTTCCATTTTTAATATCATAATCTTGCAATTGTTGCTTGAGTGATTCTATTTCTTGTTTGTGTCCAAAATCACAATCCATTTTATTCTCCTTATTGCACTTTTCGTTTATAATTATTTTGTTGTAAATCCTTTTGCCGATAGTAGCTTGTGTATATCTTGCTCATTGTTTAATTTAATTGTTTCTAAGTTTTCCATTTAGATCTCCTTGTTTGCGATTATTCGCTTATATATGAAATAGTTTTGTAATACATCCTATCATCTTTATGAAATAGCTCTTGGACGGTGACCTCATTAAGAGGGAAACAGTCTTTAATCGCTTGAAAGTTTCTATTCTGCAGATTAAAATCATACGCAAATTCATCAAATGCTTGTACATATGTATAATAATTACTTACCCAGAAATGCATGATGAACAAATTAAAAATGTTTTCAGTTTCTTTCAATGTATCCACGATATATCCCCTTTAAATAGTCATCAATATGCTCTGGTATAAAAACCTTGATCTCATCAGGATTATTTGCCCTATCTTCAAAGCTATCCTTCAATGTAATGTTACCAGTAAACTTACCAATGACATTTCTATCAGATGGCAGGTCATTAAGTGTTTTCATATAAGATTTAAAGTTAATAAATCCAAATTCATTCGTTATTTTCATTAATCATACTCCCATATTTATCGTATAAAGTTTCTTGATCGGCAATTAAGATATCATAAATATCATAGTAGTCTATGTCATCCAAACCATGACTATCAACCCAGTTGTCATTGTAAAATGTAATAGCGTAACATTTGGCAAGCTTGCTTAACTCTATGAATTGCATTAGTAAGTCTCCTGAGTAATAAACCGGATATCATAGTCATCAGTATGGTCATACTCGTCTCTTGGATCATAGTCACATTCTGCCTCACATTCACAGGGACATTCACCACAGTCTCTGCAAATTTGATCATCTGGGGGCATTTGGTTGTCGTATTCATACTGACATCTATCTAAGTTATTCATTGTATGCTTCCATTTTATAGCATCTCTAAGAGATCTCTTAACTCTTTTACATATATATTACATGCTTCATTGGTATCAAGAAGCTTATTTAATTCTTCTATTACTAGATCTTTTATTATTTCTTTTTGTCTTTTATCCATAACTTCCCCTTATACTGCATATTCACATTATATATTATTCAAACTTATCTACATTACCTATAACAATCTCAACTAACGTCTAACCAAGGAACCATTATGACTAAAAGAAACAAACTAACCTATGAGCAAATTACCGCTATCAGAGAGCTTTACACAATGGGTGTTAACGCCTATCAGATAGCAAAAAAACTAGGTATCGCTTCCTCAGTCGCTCGATATCATATTAAGTCTATGTTATCCCCAAAAATACCAATAACCCATAAAACTGTTATCACTACTAACGACAAAGATAATGAGATAATTGCATTACTAAAACAAACTAATAAAGCACTGCTGGAGATCATAAACATAAACTTTTCTACTCGTTAACCAATCGGGGCAATAATGCCCCTTTACTTTAATAGCTTCTATTGGAGCAGTTAAATGCAATCATCATTCATGCACTCATCTGTTAATCCAGTAAAATGCTGTCAATGATGACAACGCTAGAAGCAGCACGCCTACTGCCATTACTGTAACTGATATAGTCATTATGATATCGTCTAGCTTGTTCATCTCACCACTCCACACACTGCTAATGTAGCCACACATTGTTTAACGGTAATAATAGGAGACTTAAGGCGTTTTGAACGATTCACGCTAGATTGAACGGAATTAACAGAATCTTGCCTTAATTCAGTCGCTAATGAGTTATACGACTGTACTGGAGGATTAATAAAGTAACATAAGCTATCCTTACTGTTATAAACATAACCAATAGAACAAGTCTTAGTAGTAGTTACCTTAAAGTAATGAGAGTTACTAGCGCACGATGTTAGTAATATGCTAATTAATACTGCTCTCATATTACCACTCATCCTTGGACAACTCCGCCCTAGCATCGTTTACAAGAGTTCTCAGGCATCTTGCTGATATACTGTTAAAACTAACAGTCTCAATAATTTGAGGTCTTAAATGCGTCTTAGTAGATAACTTAAGATAAATAACAGGTATAAGAAAAAATAATAATAACATCGGTCTGCACTCCTCGTTAAATTGCTTCATTAAAAGATATTTATAATAGTTGTTTTGTGTTGTCAACACCAATAATTATAAATTAAATATACCCGTCTTTATCCGTTTTTGTACATTGTTTTGTACATAGACGATTACATGCCTATCCGTTGCCGAGTCTCGCACTTTCACATAGTTTTGGTAAAATACATTTATATTTCTAACCCATTATATATACAGAGTTAATATATATATTACTTGTTAATATGACTAATCGAAGTGATCTAAGTGGAACTATGTGAAAGTGGGAATATGGAAAACGGTACAATATGTACTAGGCATGTATATACTTATGTACTGTTATATGTAAAAAACGGGGGGTATTTTATATGATAATAAATGCAGATAAATGGTATAATGGTAATAACTTAGTTTTCAGGAAGAAAATAGTTGAGAGGATATTAATGTCAGAGCTAACCAGTAATACTATCAGTAACATGATAAACAAAAAAGAGGGAAAATTGCCTCCTAGAATGATGCGGTATTACAGAGGCGTCTTGTCAAGGTCTATTGCCGGAAAGCTAGATTCAAAAGACATACCGGAAGGAAAGATATTAAAGATGCCAATGTATGACACAGATAGTGATAAGATATTACTCACGTTGCAATCTGCAATAGTATTGCTTTGCCATTGCTATCCTGCAATTAAATTGAAAAATAAAAATAGTGAAGATGTAGTAATGATATAATTACATCGAGCCGATAGGCGAGTTAGTTGTGCAAGATATGTGCCAAGGATGGGGGGTATGAAACTTCTATGAGTGGTAATTGTTGGTGTATAGGCTGCCTAAATTTTTTTTGACATTTTAAAGTTTAGTTGACAACATAACATATATGAGTGATTACAAGCAACACAACGAGTTAGTTAATAAGACCCTAACCTATCTAAGCAGCAATAATCTAGGTAAGTATTGGAGTAATCCAACTGGTGCTGTAAGGACTTCCAATGGTCACTTTCAGAGATATGGGTTAGTAGGTTCTAGTGACATCATAGGGATTAGTAATAAAGGTATATTTACCGCCATTGAAATTAAGACTGGTACTACATCAGTACAATCTAAACATCAGAAGAACTTTCAGAAGATGATAGATAAGCAATGTGGAATTTATTTATTGATAAGAGGTGAGGAACAGTTTGACAATATGAAGTTTATTTTATTACAGTAGTATTTTAATTTAGGAGTCCTTATGGATAAACCGGATCTATTATCACAGATACAAAAGAATCATCCAGAAGCATCATTAGCATATATACAATCATTAGCAGATCAAGAGATAACTAAGCAGCTTAGAGAATCTATTCAGGGCATGCTAAGTAAAAAGCCAATATCAGTATTAAAGTCAGTAGTAGAATATACAGCGATATCGACAAGTGGTAAGTCAGTAGATTTTGATTCTACGATCTTAGGTTCGAATCCTAATATCGCTACCAAGAAGCGCAAATAATGTCTGAACTTGTAATCCAGAAATTAACAAAGAAGCAGCGTGAGAGTATTCGTTGGATGTATTTTGGTAATTTTGAACCTACTGATATTGAGATAAGAACTAATATAGACATTGATACGATAAGATTCTTTATATTTGGAGAGGATGGCACAGGGAAAGATCCTACATGTTTATTCCAGATAAAGAAGAATATGTCATCAACTGCAATATCAGCATTCTTATTTGATAAAGCAGCAGTATTTGATCAGACAGCTGGAGTAGCACTTTCTATCCTTAACAAGTCGTTAATGAATCTTCAAGTTGAAGTTAACAATGGGAAGGAACTTACAGTAGATGAGATGAACAAGATTGCAACTATAGTTGTTGGAATGGACAAAATGGTGCGCCTTGAGTCTGGGCTTGCTACTGAGACTATTGAGCACATCGGTTTATCTAGGGCGGAGGCGAGGGAAATTTTAGCTAGTGACCCTTTCGCAAAAGAAGCTGTTGAGGTAGAGTTTACGGAAACACTTCCTTGGTTATCGAAGAAGAATCATGAGTAACTTTAAGCATGGAATGAGATATACAAAATTTTACCAAGTATGGATAGGCATGAGACAAAGATGCAATAATCCTAAAAGTAAATTCTATTTCAACTATGTAGGAAGAGATATATCTGTTTGTAACGAATGGAATGAATCTTTTGAAAACTTTCATAATGATATGTTTAATAAATATGAAGATGGGCTCGAGCTAGACAGAATAGATAATGACGGTAACTACTGCAAAGAAAACTGCAGATTTGTTACAAGGCAAATAAACACATCAAATAGAAGAAATCAGGGTAAACTTCTTAGGGGTGTTCAGAAAATGGAAAGAGGGTTTAAAGCTCAGATAGTAGTAGATAATAAGAACTATTATATAGGTTTTTATAAAACAGAACTAGATGCACACAATGCATACATGGAAGCAAGAAGAGAATGGCATGGAAGATAGTAAGTTATTATTTCATAGCCAAGTATTAACAGATTTGCATTCAACGTGGGTTCCTCATTCTGGGCAAGTATCTATAGGAAAATCTCTATTTTATGAAGGAAAAAAACGAATCTTTGTGGAATGCGGAAGAAAGTTTGGCAAAACAGAAATGCTTATTTACTGTCTATATAGAACATGCCTACTATATCCAAACTCTTGGTCGTACTATATCGCACCTTTTAAGGATCAAATTAAAGATCTTGTGTGGTCTAATGGAAGGTTGCCGTTTTTTTTGCCACAGAAGATGATGGATAAGTATGGAATTACGGTTAATAACTCAGACTTTCGTGTCAGCTTTCGAAATGGTTCTTTTATTAAGTGTGATGGTGCCGACAATTATGAGAAAGGTCGTGGATATAGCGCTACAGGACTCGTTGTTTATGACGAGTTTAAGGATCATAATCCTAATTTCCATGATGGATTTGAGCCTAACCTTGGTATTACTGATGCTCCATTAATGATAATTGGTACACCTCCAGATGCATCCGAGGATAGTTTTGACAGGTGGTGTAGTATTGCTGATGAGGCGTTACGAAGTCCGGTTGGATTTCATATATGCATGCCAAGCATGACTAATCCTCATATCAGTAAAGAGTTTTTTGAACGTAAGGAAAATGAGTTAAGAGAGAAGGGAGAATATTGGAAGTGGCAGAAGGAATATCTTGCCATGAGAGTAAGGGCAGCAGGTAATAATATATTTCCAATGTTGAGCTATTTAAAGCATTATAGATCTTATGAAGATATGATGAGGGTAATAGGAATTTATCCTAAACAGTGGGATTTTTATGGTGGATTTGACCCTGGATCAGCTAAGTGCTTTGCCTTTCTTGCTGTTGCTATTAATCGTTATTCGAAGCAGATCTTTGTCCTTGATCAAATATATGCTACTAAACTTGCTGACTGTCGGGTTGATAATATTATTCCTACAGCAGTTAGTAAAATGAAAGATATTATGCCACACCAAGAAAGTTGGCATTGTGTATATGACTATGCTGCTACTTGGTTTGCTAATGAAGCTCAGTCTCCGGAATATTCAGATATGATAACTCTAAGTCCATGCACAAAGGACTTAAAGAATAAAGAGAATAAGTTATCGTTGATAAAAGATATCCTTTTAAAGGATGGATTATTTTTTATGTCAGAGAGATGTGTACAAAAAGATGCTGGTTTATTTTGGGAGATGGAGAAGCATTCAACAGATGATAAAGGAAGAATACCGAAAGAGAACGATCATGCGATTGATACTCTTAGGTATGTACTTAATGCTGCTAACTATTATCGAGTGGAGGACGCAGAGCCGTTAACAGAGCATGAGCAGTTTCCAGATAGAAGAGGATTTAGAAGAAGTAACGATTATAGCATGAACGATAAGGAGAGTATGTATGGAGATCTTGATAATCAGTTGTTCGGTGATAGCGATATTGATTAGCTTGCCAGCTATTTGTATTTCACTATACACTTTAGTAGAAATTAAGGCGTTTAAGAAAAGCACTCACAAGGTTGAATTTGTTCCAATGAATGCTCCTGAAGTTTCTCCTAAAGTCAATAAAGAATTTATGGAAGGATTTGGACCTGATATGGGTGAAGGATTTATGGTATGAGAACTTATTTAGACTTGTTTGGTGAAAATTATGACATGTATGAAGAACATGAGAATAAGCACAAGTTTTTTGCAATAGCTGAATCAGAGCATGATGAAAAATTAAAATGGCTAGAAGAAGATATTAAGACAAAGTTTAATGCAGCATCTAGTAGAATTGAGATGTATAGAAAGTATGAAGCCTTATATAAAGGTATTCACTATAAGTCTATGGACTATAGAAGAAATGAGAATGATGATTCTTATTCAGGATCCAAGCAGCCAAGAATGGCAGTAAACTTTGTTCAAGAGATGGTGGAAACAAAAGTGTCTCAAAGAGCCAGAAGCAAGCCAGGATATGCAGTAATTCCAAACAACGATGAAATTGATGATATTAATAACGCAACAACAGTAAAAATGCTTTTAGATAATAGATGTCAAGAAATTGATCTTGATAGGAAATTTTCTGAAGGTGATAGGATGAACTTCTTAAGAGGTGAATCTTTTACATTTATTACATGGGATGAAACATCTGGAGATGTTCATCCAGAATATAAAGTTCAAGCGCAGAGAGGAAATAAAATACCAAGACTTGACAGCAATGGACAGCCAATGGAAGGTCAGTTTATTGAATCCGCAGTTACCATTGGAGATGTAGCAGTAAGAGTTCTTGGTCCAGAGAGAGTATTTCCAGAACAGAACTGTAATAACTGGGAGGAAGTTGACGATTGTACAGAGATGGATTGGATGCATCTTGATAACTTAAAAGCTATGTATCCAGAACATGCTGAAGAAATAACTATCAATGATGATTATTTCTTTTATGATAGTGCAGATTATTCAATTAAAAAAAGAAAGAATCACGCAGCAGTATTTACATATTGGCATAGAAAGACAAAGTTTTTACCAGAAGGAAGAAGAATAGTTTATGTTATTGGATGCATACTTGAAGATGGTCCATTGCCTTATTCACATGGGAAAATACCATGCATTTTTGATACTGATGTTGATTGTCCTGATGAGTTACATGGTAGACCATTTGTTGTTAATATAGCTCAACTTCAGAATTTACATAATATGTGCATGGCTTCTATCTCTCGTAATATCGCTGTTTCTTCTATGCCTAAATGGGTAATGCCAAAAGGTGCAGTCCATAGAGATAAATTAAATAATGAGTATGGAATTATTGAATACTCAGGACCAATTGCTCCTCAAATGATTTCATATTCTGCAATTAATAAAGATCTATATGAGATGCCTGATAAGTTTGAAAAATATATTCAATCAATGTCTATGGTAGACTCTATGGCAAGAGGAGAGCCACCAGCTGGAATTAAGGCTGCAGTGGCACTTCAGTTTCTCGATGAGCAAGATCAGCAGAGACAGTCAACTGGTATATCAAAAAGACTTAAGAGAATTAAAGATACTTATAAAATGATGATATCAGTAATGGGTGATAACTATAAAAAAGAAGATGGACGTATGGTCCGTATTCTTGGATCTGATAACTCATATCTAATAAGTTCATTTGAGCAAGCTGATTTTAATTCTGCTTATGATGTTCGCATTTTAAATACATCATCACTGCCAGAGTCAAAGGCTGGAAGGATTTCTGCAATTCTAGACTTAAACACAGCTACTCAGGCTGATCCAATGTTTGGAAAAGAAGAAATTTCTCAAATGCTAGATCTTTCTAATGACGAGAGATTCAAGGCAAAAGCATCAGTAGCAGTAAAAGCAGCAGAAACAGTAATTGCAAAGATATTAAAAAGAGATCCATCAGTTGGAGAGCCTCAACAATGGGATGACTTTATAGTTATGTATCCTATGCTTTTAAAGACTCTTCAAGAGAGGACATACAAAGACCAAGACCAGGATATTTTACAGGCTCTAAAGCAGTATATTATGACAATGGAAGCACTTATGTATAATAAGGCTATTCAGTCTCCAGTGTTTGCTGTTCAGATGCAAAGATTCTATATGTTTCCTGTTATTTTCTCTGTTCCAGCAGTTCCAACTAACCCTGCACCAATCTCACCTAGTGCAACACCTTTTAATACAGGCGCAGTAGCTCAGAGTATGGTAACGCAGAATCAATAAGGAGTTCTAGATGAGTGTTTCTGATGTAATGAATACTATGGCAAGCCAAGATGCAACTGAGTCAATGGGAGCTAGCTCTATTGGAACAGGAGGATCTCAGTCTTCAGGATCTGAAGATGGAAAAGTGATAATGAAAGGCATTGATGACGTGTTCAATTTATATGATGGTTCTGGAGAAGATGAGTCTCCAGCTGCAAATAATGGAGTTAAGTTAAAAGAAGATAAGACAAAATTGCCAGATGAGCTAAATAATGAAGCTCCAAAAGAAGAAGAAAAAGAAGAGGTAAAGGAGGATGTTGTTCCTGAAGTTAAGAAAGAGGAAGTTAAGTCTATTCCAGATACTGTAAAGGTAAAAGTTAATGGAGTAGAAACAGAAGTTCCTTTACAAGATATTATTAACTCATATTCTGGACAACAAGAGATACAAAGAAGATTTACAGAGTTTGACAAGAGTAAAAAGGCTTTTGAATCAGAAAAAAGAGAGTTATCAGGATTTAATGACTATGTAAAGCAAGAAATTGGAGATTTAAGGCAATCTTTTACTGGCCTTGTGGATCAGTATAATAAAAATGGATACATGGATAAGAATCCTATGGAAGCGGTGAACAATTTGCTTGATAAAATGGGAATAAACAGTAATATATTTGAAAGAGCTGTATTTGAGCATCAGTTACCTGAATTTGCCAAGTTTTTTAACATGACTGAAACAGAAAGAGATGCTTTTTATACAAAGAAAGAGAATGATTATTTACGGAATAAGGAAAAAGGATTCAATGACCGGGATCAGCAAGTTAAACTCCGAGAGGAAGACATGCGAAGAGATTCTGAGATCATAAAGAATGCTGGACTAGACTCTGTAAAATATAATGAACTTTCTAAAGAGCTAGAAGATGCAGGACATAAGGATTTGACTGCTAATAAGGTCGTTGAGTATGCAAAGCAAAAACCAACACTTGATAAAGTAGTAAAAGTTTTTGAAACTGTCGGTACAGATCCAACAACAGACGAAAGAGCAAGGACGGTCTTTAAATTGTTGCAAGATTTTCCCGAAACTACAGTTGATGAAATCCTAGACGAAATGATTCCAAGTCGATCAGCTCTAAAATCAGCAAAGATCTTAGAAGCTAAAGCTCCTAAGGTGTCTAGAGTGGCTTCAAAAAGAGGAGAGGATTCCGAGTTTGATGATATGATGGATTTCTACAAAAATTAACATAAAAAAAGGAATTTAAAATGAGCGCATTTAGTTTAGTTACAGCAACAAACGTATTTAAAAGAAAGTTTTGGAAAATGAGTGATGCAGTATTTAATGCATCTAACGTAGTATGGTCACGCACCAATAAAAACAGTGACTTCGTTGGTAAGGATATGTTCGTATCTAATCCACTTAGCTTTTCTGGTGGCGTTGGTTCTGGATCACTTCCAACTGCTAACGTAGGTAAGTATGAAGGATCTATCATTAACAGCAAAAAAATCTATGCTGTTTGCCAAGTAGAAAGAGAGGCAATTAAGGCTTCTGAGCAATCAGAAGGTGCTTTCGTAAAAGCTATGGCAGAAACTGTTAAGAAAACTCTTGAATCATTCATGAGAAACATGTCTCGTCAGCTTTTTAATGATGGATCTGGTGTTCTTGGTAAAGGCGCAGGAGCTGCTGCTGCAACTGCTGTAACTGGTCTTGGAACAACTGTATCTCCATATATTATTACTCTTACAGCTGCTACTTTCTTTGATGCTAACTTTGAAGAAAGAGATCTAGTTCAAATTGGAACTGGTGCTGCTGCTGATAACTCTGGAGCTGCTGTAGAAACTACTTATCTTGAACTAGTATCTGTTGATCCAGCTCTATTCCAAATTGGTCTAGTTGGTGTATCTGCAAGACTAGCTGTTCATGCTGGTGCAGTTTCTAAATTCGCAACTACTGATGTTATCATTATGCAAAATTCATACATGAACGATATTACAGGTCTTCGTGGAATTGCTAACCAATCAGCACTAGGAACTGGATCAATCTATAACGTTCCTGTTCAACGTAGATGGTCTATGCAAACTCTTGATGCTTCAGCTGCAGCAATTACTGTAGACTTGATTAACCAAGAAATGCTTAAGATTGAACGTAAATCTGGTAAAGTTCCTAACTTAATTGTTTGTGGATTTAAGCAATACCAAAAAATGCTAGCTCTTCAAGAGAACCAAAAAAGATACAATCTATCTCCAAAAGATAGCAAGTATGCTGCTCAATTCTCTTTCGACGGTCTACAATTCATGTCAACTGCTGGTATTGTTCCAGTTGTTTATGACAGATTTGTTCACGATGATGAAATCTGGTTATTAAACGATAACTATATCACAATTACTATGCGCCCAGGTGGTGTACAGTGGTTTGAAGAAGATGGTACAGTATTCCTTCGTGATACCGGTTCAGATTCTTACTCAGCTCGTTACGGAGGTTATATGGAAAACTATACAATTCCATCTTTCCACGGTAAAATTGGAAATCTTGCAGTTTAATTACTAAAGATACTAGGGGAGCTTTACCGCTCCCCTTTTTTTATCTATACTTCCAATAGAGGTATCTATTGATTAATAATACAGCTACTGAAGCAAAATATAATGCAACTGTTATACTTAACGGTTTAGTTGGTATTTCTGGAGATGTTCAAGGTCTTCCGTGTTTTGCTGAAACTACTCTTAGGTTTGAAGTGGTAGGAGTAGGACCTACAAATCTAATAGATATACAGGGTAAAATTAGAAACTCTCCTAATTGGTATGTACTGGCTACAATACCAGGAGCAGTATCTGGAACTATTGACATATCAACATATGACTTTGTTAGATATGTAACAACTTTCGTAGATGGAACTGGAAATCTATATGCGTCTGGGTATATGCTTCAATATCAACAACCTATCACTCCTAAAAATATGGGATCTCTGTTAAGTGGAGTTTCATACGATGAGATAGTAGCAACATATCCAACTCCGGTAACAGAAAATTATCAATATAATCTAGCAACAGTTTCCCAGGCAAATATACTAATAACATACACAGATATCTCAAAAGCAGTATTTGTATCAGCAAAAAGAGTATAAATGGGATACAAATGGAACCCATTTACAGGGCAATTAGATAGTGACACAAATTCATCTGGAAACGTAGCATCTGCAGCAAGTCTTCAAATACCAAAGATAGCTTCAGAGCATATATTCGCAGGTGAGTGTGTTATGGCTATATCGAATACAGAAGTTGCTCTAGCTACTAATGATACAACTGGAGCATCTGCACTAGTTCTTGGAATAGCTGCAAATGATGCGTTAATAGGTCAAACCGTTAATGTCTTAATCATGGGTGCATTTACAAATACTGCTTATTCAGTATTTGCTATAAACACATTGCTTTTCTTGGATAAAATTGGATCCATTACAGATGTAAAGCCATCCCTGCCATTATCTAATTTTTCTACAGTAGTAGGAAAAGCAATTGGTGGAAATACAATTTTTATACAAATAGGGACACCTTTAACACTATAGGAGATATAAATGGCAGTAACTAAGAGAAAAAGACCTTTACCTGTTGTCATAGAAGAAGAAAAGAAGAATATTCTTTCTCATGATGAGCATATTGCAGTAGAAACAAGACCGCTCCAGGTTCAAAATGCTAAACTACTTATGGCAATTGAAGAGCAATCACTAGCAAATATGATTTTAGAGCTTAAATTATTAGAGCAAAAAATAGAAAAACAGAGAAATAAAGTCGGAGAATGTTCACTAAAGTATTCTCAAGAAAAGTCTTTATATGCCGCTATTGTCAGTGATATAATGAAAAATCATGGACTCAAGGATGAAAAGTTCAGCTATAACAACAATACATGTGAAATAATCTTGTAATCACGGAGGAATGAATGGCACAGATTAAAGTCATCTACAAAAACGCAAATGGTTTTGACCAAGAACACAGTGAAGCAGCTGATAGTATTAAAATGCTTTCATTCCTTACTTCAACTAAGGAATTAACTGACGCTAAAATAGCTCACTTAGTCGATGGCGCAGACGCAGCTAATGAGCACGTACATGATCTAAGATACTTCCAAGAAACAGAATTTATCGCTGCTTCTGCTGGAGCTGCTGATGCTGGTAAGCCAATTAAAACTGGAGCTACTGGGGTAATTCCAGTTTCATTATTGGATATAGCAGGGATTGAGTCAGGATTAACTCACAATGGTCTATCAGATGCAGCAGCTTCAACTGCCCATACAGCATTCCCTTTATTAGCTGGTGGAAGAAATTTCTCAGCCGTTCAGTCATACTCATCTGCATTGTCAATTTCAACAGCGGCTCAACTTGTTCACAAGCAATACGTTGACGATGCTATCGTTGCTGCACATATTGGCACAAACTGGCAAAATGCTAAGACTAGATTAGCAACACCACCATTGACTCCAGTTACAGGTGATATCGTGCTAATCGATGGTACACTAGGAGCATTGTCGGGTGTATTTATTGGACACGATAATTCAATAGCTATTTATGGAGCATCATCGTACACGTTCAGAGCATTGCTAGTTAATGAGTTTATCTCTGTAGATGATGAAGCTTCATTAGTTTACCAATATAATGGAACCGTATTAGTTCCTAAGATCTTTGAAGCAACTACTGCTAGCCTTGGTTTAGTTAAATCAGGTCTAGATATTAGATTAGATTCATCTGCAGCTGGTAACGGATTAAGCCTATCTTCTGGAGCCTTGGCAGTAAACGTAGATGGTGCTTCTCTTGAAATTACAACTGATGCTTTAAATGTAAAAGCATCTGGTATCAAGTCAGCAATGATTGATTTTGGAACTGGAGCTGGACAAGTAAAAGCAGCAGCAATGCCTATCGTTGACACTCTTGGTTACTATACTACTAAAAACGTTGAAGCTGCATTGGCTCAACTTGCAGTAGATATTGGGGCAAGCGGTGTTTCTTACGTAGCTGGTCTTGGCGGCGTAACAAAAGGAGATCTTGTTTATATAAGCTCTGCTAACACTGTTCTTCCTTTTGGTTCATTGTCAAGTGATGGATATGCAGTAGGTATAGCCCTTGAAACTGCAATTGCAGCAGCTCCTGTAAAGGTTCTTGCTAACGATACAGCAATTACTGGAGTATTGACTGGTGCAACTCCTGGAGTGAAATACTATTGGACTGGTTCAGCTTATAGCGCAACTATTCCAGCAGGTTCTGGAAACAACGTCTGGAGAGTAGGGGTAGCTAAAAACGCTACTGACTTATCTATAGAAGTTGAACACGTTAAGAGAAATGCATAATTAAGCAAGGGAGGAGAAATCCTCCCTATTTTAGGGAATTATGGGAACCATTAGAATAGCGATATTAGAAAAAGACGGAGTTGAGTACGATACCTCTGTAGAGATGGACTTAGCCTCTGCATTAGCATTTATTGGCTTTACTGGATCTGGATTTAGCGTGGATTCAATTTTAACAGATGACAAGTTTAGTGTGCTAGTAGATTATAATAGTAATGTAGTTACGGGGGGCTAATGGCACAGCATATAATTTTAGGGACAACAGCTCCAACAATAACGCCAACTGCACTTGGTCAGCATTATATTGATACCGTAGCAGGTACAGGTTATTTTTCAACTGGTATAACTAGTGCAGCAGATTGGAAAACATCTGAATCAATTTCTAACCATGCTTTACTAAGCAATATCGGTACAAATACCCATGCCCAAATTGATACTGCCCTGACTAGGTTGGCAAATACAAGTAACACAAACACAGGCGACCAAGACTTAACTGGAAAAGAAAACATAGGCGTTGCCGCTGGATTAGATTCAGCACATACAACTTCCTTTGCTCATGGTGATATTGCGCATACAAATAGAACTGCATTGAATAATGTAAGCGGAGTTAATACCGGCGATCAGGATTTAGCAGGTCTAGTCCATACCAATCGGACTGAGCTTGATTTAGTATCTGGTACTAATACAGGAGATCAAACGATTTCCGATGCATCAATTTCAATTACTGATTTAATCACTAATAATGTATCGACTTTAAAGCATGGCTTCTTTCCTAAGCTCCCAGCGGCTACAGGTAAATATTTAAAGGATGATTTAACGTGGGGTACACCAGCGGGCGGAGGTAGTTCTGCTAAAACAATTGTGGAATTAGATTTTGGAACTTTATCAACTGGATCATCTTTCACGATTACCGATGCACTAGTTTCATCTACTAGTTTAATTACTATGCAATTTATTGGCAATCAAGCAACAGGAAGATATGCTGATGAATATGAGTTTGCTGATTTTTCAATTAAATGCATAGCTGGGACAGGAAACTTCATCGCTAGAATAACACCGCTTAACGGAACAATCGGTGGAAAATATAAATTCTTTTATCAATTATAGGAGTAAATAATGGCACAAATTAATGACGTTACAACGGCTACACCTCTAGCAATAGATCTAGTCTCAAAAGCCGCAAGGGTAACTCTATACCACTCCAATGGCGTGGAAATGGATCCAGAGCCTGCTGCTGAAGCTGTGGTTACATCAGGAACAATTTTAACAACCGCAGCACTTACTATTGGGTCAGGAATCCTTGCGATTAGAAATGGGGCATCTAGAAAACTTAAGCTTGTTGGAATTGAAATAATGATGTCTTACAGTTCTATCGCAGCTGCTACCGTCTTTACTATTAATATGCTAAGAAATAATGCAGCATCAACAACGGCAACAGGTGGAAGTACACTGGCTCCTTGGCTAGAAGACACAACAGGTGCCGCATCAACAATTGCAGACTCTAGGGTATGCCTAGTAAATACGGCCCTTACTATTACAGGTCTAACATCAAATGCGTTTCTTGGGTCTTGGCACGTATCTAGAGCAGTTACAGGTCAATCTATTTTCCTAGAGCTTTCAAACAAAGACTACACGTTTCAACCAAATGAGGGAGTTTACTTTATCCTTGGAACCGCCGGTGCCATCGGTGATGCATTTTCAATCAATTGCTACTTTAAAGAATATTAAGGGGAACTATATG